TAGTTTTAGATAAAAAGTTTAATCCAAAAGAACAGGGATTAAGTATTCATTTAAAATCTGGCGATTCTTTTAAAGCTAAAATTGGACATAAGGTTCTTGCTTATAACAATGGAAATTTTGAATTTAAAAATATACAAGATCTGTCAATTGGAGATCATTTGCCAATTAAAATAAAAACTGAGGTATGGGGAAATAAAGATATCACCAATGGCTCGGAAATCAAAAGATCTCCTTATTTATTTTATTTATTAGGTTATGTATTGGGCGATGGATGGGTAAATCAAGATGGAGTGCATTATTGCTCAGAAAGTTATGAAGTCCAAGAGATGTGTTTAAAATTCATTCGCGATAATGAATTTAAAAGTTATGCTCGTCAGCGAACTAAAAATTTAAGCTTTTATGAGTATTCAATATTTAATCGAAAACTATCTAAGTGGTTAGAACAAATAGGATGGAACATGTCTTTAAAATCTAAAGATAAAGTTATATGTGATGGTTTACTTCAATGTTCTAGAAATGAACTTTGCGCATTGATTGGTGGGGTTTTCGATGCTGATGGTTATGCTTCCTATCTTGATAAGAATAGTAAAGTGGGTATCAAAAATACTTCTATTGAATTGCTACGTCAGATAAAAATGATTTTAAATAACATGGGAGTTCAATCTTTCCTTCGCAAATCGGGAGAGCATAAAGGCGTTCCATATTATGATTTAGTGATATCAAATGATGAAAAATCTCTTACCGAATTTAAAAACTCAATAGACTTCATAGTTCCTCATAAAAAACACAATTTAGAAAAAATTATTAATAGATCTAAAACTAGAAACTATCAAAATAATTTAATTCCAAATTTCTCAGAAATATTAAAGAAAGATGGGTCAAGAGAAAAATTAACAGGCCGAAAAGGATCTTGGGGCAAAAGCTTTTCTCAAAATGAATTAAATATTTTAAAAAATTTATCTCTCGAAACAGAGAGTATCATAAAAGATATAAAGAAAGAAAATGTAATTTTTTCTGAGATTAAATCGATTGACTCTTGCTTAGTTAAATCTGTCGATATCACTGTAGAAAATGAAGAGTGTTATGTTGGAAACGGTTTTGTTCACCATAATTCGCGAGGTCTTTCCAAATCATTCTCAACAGCTGTGTTTGCTATTCTAGATGCAATATTTAATCAGGGTGTTCACATTGGGATTATTAGTAAATCATTTAGACAGTCAAAGATGATTTTCAGAAAGATCGAAGATATTTCTAGAAGTCCCAAAGCTGCATTATTATCTCAGTGTATTACAAGAGTTTCTAAAAGCAATGATGAATGGGTTATGGAAATTGGAAGAAGTAAAATCACAGCACTGCCTCTTGGTGATGGTGAAAAACTTCGTGGTTTCCGTTTCCAAAGAATGATTATCGATGAGCTTTTATTGATGCCAGAAAAGATTCTCAACGAAGTTATTTTACCGTTCTTGGCTGTTGTAGAAAATCCTACTGAAAGACAACAAGTTTATGATTTAGAAACCAAGATGATACAAGAAGGCAAAATGGAAGAATCTGAGCGTCATATTTGGCCTCACAACAAAATCATTGGACTGTCTTCGGCAAGTTATCGATTCGAGTATTTATACAAGCTTTATTTGCAGTATGAAAACTTGATTATGAATCCCGATCAAAAAGATAAAGCTCATAGAGTTATTATGCACTTAAGTTATGATTGCGCTCCAGAGCAGCTTTACGATGCCAACCTTCTAGACCAATCAAAAGCTACCATGAGTGTTGCACAGTTCGAGCGAGAATTCGGCTCTGTGTTCACAGACGATAGCTCTGGATACTTCAAGGTAAGCAAGATGGCTCAATGCACTGTTCCAGACGGAGAAGGGCAGTGTGTCGAAGTAATAGGGGATTCTAAAGCAAAATACATTGTATCGTTTGACCCATCGTGGTCTGAAAGTGATGGTTCTGATGATTTCGCTATGCAAGTTATCAAACTACAGCCAAATCAAAGAACAGGCATCGTGGTTCACTCGTATGCTTTGTCTGGCACCAACTTGAAAAAGCACATTGAGTATTTCTACTACTTGATGACATCATTTAATGTGGTTGCTGTTGTAGGAGACTATAATGGCGGCGTGCAGTTTTTAAATTCTTGCAACGAAAGTGAATTATTCAAAAAGAACAATTTTAAATTAGAATGTTTTGATGCTGATTTAGACAACACTCAAGAATATGAAAAATCCTTGCGCGATGCCAGAAATCAATACAATTTAGAATCCAAGAGAATCGTATTTTTAAGAAAGCCAAGCTCTTTTTGGATAAGATATGCGAATGAGTTGTTGCAGTCAGCGTTTGATCATAGAAACATATGGTTTGCAAGCATGGCTATGAACGATGACTTCACTCGACAAAAAACAGCAAACATTCCCATTGCTGATTTAAAATTCTTGCGTATTGACGATGAAAAAAATGAAGGAGCAAAAATGATCGACTTTATTGAGCATCTTAAAGACAGTGTTGATACGATTAAAGTTCAATGCGCCTTAATTCAAGTATCCAGTTCAACGCAAGGAACTCAAAGTTTTGATTTGCCGCTTAATCTTAAAAAGCAAAGAGGAGCTGACAAAGCAAGAAAAGACTCTTACTCCGCTCTTGTGTTGGGCAATTGGATGATGAATGTATATTATGATATGATGTCTACACCGCAAGAAACTGTGCAATCTACATTTGTTCCAATGTTTATTCATTAACTTTTAAAGTTAACTTTTCGACTTTTGGTGTAAAATAAGTACATGGAATCATCGAAACGTAAATACGAAAAAAAATCTGAATACTGGAATCAGATCAGTCAAAGCAAGTTTAACCCTGTTGGCCCAACTGCGCAAAATGATTATCAACCAGAGTTATGCGGCGAGCCTTTTTATGTTTCAGATGCATCTACTAAACACAGCGTATCCAAGGCTTCTTACGGACGATTAAACAATAACGAACCAAGCGGCAGTAGAATCAATAGATCTGCATTGAACAGAACTATCGATAGATTCAGCAGCATCCGAAATGGACTGTTGCCATATAGTTATGCAATGGATGGAGTCAATGTGCGAGAAGCTATTGAGCTTTGCCAAAAAGCTTATGCTAATATTGCTATATTCAGAAACGCTATTGATATCATGGCAGAGTTTGCCAATACTGAAATTTATTTTGAAGGTGGATCTCAAAAAAGCAGAGACTTTTTCACAGAATGGTTTAAGAAAATTAAGCTGTGGAATTTAAAAGATCAATACTTCCGTGAGTATTATCGCAGTGGTAATATTTTCCTTTATAGAGTAGATGGTAAATTCCAAGTCGATGACTACACTAAAGTGATGCGACAAATTGGAGATATCACATCTATGGTGAATAAAATTCCAGTTAAGTATATTTTATTAAATCCATTTGATGTAGTCGCTAAAAGAGGTTCGACCTTTAATACTGGAGCTTATGAAAAAATTCTTTCTGAGTATGAATTGGCTCGTTTGCAAAATCCAATCACCCAAGAAGATAAAGATATCTTAGAAGGTCTTCCTTCAGAAGTGAAAAAAGACATTAAGAATGGTGCTTATTATTCTGATGGTTTAAAAATTGAACTTGATCCCCTGAAACTCACATATTCATTTTATAAAAAGCAAGATTACGAACCATTTGCCGTTCCATTCGGTTATCCAGTGCTTGAAGATATCAATGCTAAAATGGAATTGAAGAAAATGGATCAGGCTATTACAAGAACAGTCGAAAACGTTATTCTTTTGATTACGATGGGAGCCGAACCAGACAAGGGAGGCATTAATCAAAATAACTTATTGGCGATGCAAGGTTTGTTCAAAAACGAAAGCGTTGGAAGAGTTTTGATTTCTGATTATACCACAAAAGCAGAGTTTGTAATTCCAGAATTGAATAAGGTTCTTGGTCCCGATAAATATAAAGTCTTGAATGAGGATATCAAGCAAGGTCTTCAGAATATTGTTGTTGGTGAGGAAAAGTATAGCGCTACTGAAGTAAAAGCTCAAATTTTTATCGATAGATTAAAAGAAGCGAGAAACGCATTCTTGAATGATTTCTTGCAGCCTGAGATTCGTAGAATAGCCAAGGATATGGGCTTAAAGAACTCTCCTACGGCTCACTTCAGAGATATTGATATCAGAGATCAAACCCAGCTTATGCGCGTTTCTACACGCCTTATGGAGCTTGGAATCATTACTCCGCAGCAAGGAATGGAAATGTTCCATACTGGACAGTTTCCAAAAGCCGAAGACATTGCTCCTGCTCAAGAAGGATTCGTCAAGGAAAGAGAAGATGGCTATTATAATCCAATTGTTGGTGGTGTTCCTGTTATTCCACCGCCGAAAGATCCAAATGCTAACAAGGCGACGATCAATCAAACAAACAAGGTTGCAGGAAGACCAGAAGGAACAACTGGCATACCAATTACAAAAGCCAATTTTTCTATAAAAAATATTCAAGCAGTAATCAAGAATATTGAAGCTGTTAAAGCCAGTATGGAAAAAGAACTGAAGAGTAAGTTAAAGTTGAAAAAGTTAAATAACCAACAGCATGAAATGCTTGAACAGTTGTCTCATTCTATAGCTGTTTCTAAAGAATTAAATTGTTGGGAAGCTACGGCATCTTCTTGTGTAAACAACTTTGACGAAATAGCCTCTTTATCAACAATCCCAGAAGTTCTAGAAATAGCTTCTGAACATCAGATTGAAGATGATTATTCAGCAGCGTTGTTATATCACTCCCAAAAAATCAATGAAGTATAAATACACTACTAAATTCGAATCATCTTTGATATCGTGTGTTAAAGGTGATGAATCTTTTATGTCGAAAGCTTCGCTTGAAAACTTAAAACCATTGCTTCCTCAAGATATAGACTTCTCTGAGAATATAGATTTGATTGGTGTTGCTTTTAATGCGGCGATAGTCAACAAGTTTAATAAAAATGATGATGGAATGGATTCGGCAACAGCTGCAAGAGTAATTAAAAACTTTTTGCACAAGCCGACTAATATCGAACATGATAAAGGCAAAGTCGTTGGCCATATCGTAAGCGCTGGTTTTAGTGAGTATGGAACAAATTCTTTGATTGAAATTGAAGAAGCTTTAGCTAAAAAAGATCCTTACAACATTGCTTTGGGCGCTGTTGTTTATAAATACGCAAACAAAGAATTTGCCAAGCTTATAGAAAGATCAGTAGATCCTCAAGACTCTCTTTATCAATCAATATCTACTAGTTGGGAAGTTGGTTTCAGTGAGTTCGTGATAGCTGTTGGAGGCGCTGATTTAAAAGACGCTGAGATTATCAGTAATCCAAAACACTTTGAAGAAATGCGCAGAAAGCTTAAAGCTTATGGTGGCGCTGGTAAACTTGATGATGGCAGTCATGTATATCGTTTATTAACTGGAGAAATTTATCCATTGGGAATAGGTTTCACAACAAATCCAGCAGCTGATGTAAAAGGTTTATATTCTGACAATGAATCTTCGTCTATGGTGGAAATCAAAGACAAAAGAGACAAAAAAACATTTTTTGATATAAAAAAGAAAGATTATAATAAAAAAACTGAATCATCTATTTCCCAAATACAGTTAGCGAATGTAAAACACAAAAAAGAAACTATTATGGATATTGAAGAAGTCCTCTCTGAACTTAAAGATCTTCTTGTGGAGAAAAAATTCTCTGAAGAAGCTGTCGCCAACATGACTAGTACATTTGCCGAAGCTATCAAACAAAAAGATATCGAATATCGTGCATCTCTAACCAAAGCTGAAGAAGAAGCAGCTGCTGCAATTAAAGAGCGTGAAGAGCTAAAAGCTTCAGTTGAAAAACTACAAGCTGATATTGGCCAAGCTTCACAGCGCATTGCAGAATTCGAAAATTTCAAAAAGCAAGAAGAAGCTATTGCTTGCTTCAACGCTAGAATGGAAGTTATCGATAATAGCTACGATCTTGATGACCAAGATCGCAAAGTTCTTCTCGATGAACTCAAGTCTCTCGATTTTTCTGATGAAGCTTTTGCTTCTTATCAAGATAAGCTTTCAATCATGTGGAAACACAAGAATAAAGAAGTTAAGGCTTCTTACGAAAAGAATATCCAAGACAGAATTGATGCGGAAGTTGCTAAGAAGCTCGCTTCTGTTTCCACTGCTTCAGAAACCAAAACCGATAAGGAACTCGCTGAAGAAGCTCTTGAAAAAGCTCAAGCTTCCGAAAGTGGACTTCCTAATTCAAACGAAGAATCTTCAAAAGAAGTCAAATCGCTTAGAGAAAAATTCGCTAGTGCATTTGATCGCAAAAACATCATTATTTCTTAAACAATCTATAAACTAATATTATGTCACTTAGAACATTACCATTCAGACAATATAACGAAACTGACGTTATCAACATGTTCGCTCTTGGAACTGGATACGTTAATGAATACACTAACGTTGTTGGCAACGGAG